GACAAATCTAAGTTTGTCCTAGCCTTGATTTCGATGTCCAGGCCATCAATTCCTGTAATGTCTGAACCATCTCTACCAGCTCCAACAGGTAGTGCATGCTTCCAGCCTTGCGCTTGCAAGTATTCTGCTACAATACGCTGCGTTGCATAGCCTCGGTGCTTGCGACTTTGATTACTCAATTAGTTTGTCCTAGCTTGACATGTGTGGCATTTGCAAGGTTTTGCAGACCCAGCCTTTATTGGCTCATTACAATTGTCGCACACGTCAAGTGTTTTATCTAGCACTAACATTCTCATCACCCCACTAACAATTCTTCGTCTTCAGGTCTAAATGACCATGTGCCATCCTTGCCAAGGCATCTTCCAATTGCGCTAGTTTCGCAATTCTCAAACCAAAAATCGCGATCAACACCCCTATCCTTGCGAGCGCCGCGCGCATAACCAATAGCGGAAGCAGCAGTATCAACGTGGGTACGATAAGCAACTGCCTTAAATATGACAATGCCTTTTTCTTCATCATTAGTAATAAGTTCAGTAAGTATTGATCCATCTTCATAGGTTTCATAAAATTTGTGTATCCTCGTGTCTACATCTTCATAATTTGCTAAATTAAACATCTAGTGTTTCTCCTTTTGCATAGTCAATTTGTTCCTTCAAAGTCCAGATAGTGCCATCAGGCCATGCCTGAACTTCATTAGCACAAGATTGGCAGTAATGCCTGACAATTAACTTGCCATATCGCTTGCTAGTTATCTGCCAGCTCGCTTGCTTTTGTCCCAGTACATTGTTAATTGAGTATCTGTTTTTGCAATAGTCACACCAAGTACCTTTTGGTGACCTAGAAAGCATCCAAATCATCCCAATCTTTGACGGCAAGTTCTCCGGCAATTGCGAAATAGGCCACCGCATCCACCCAAGAATCGTTATTTGATTTAGTTTCCATGATGCGCGCGAGCTTGACCAGAGCCATACAGATTGCAACGTCCATTGGCTCAATTGGGCGTTCCAAATAGTCTTGCCAAAGTTTTGCTGTTCTAAGCATTGTGTGGTCGTAATGACCATGCGTTGCGCCTCGGTTTGTAATCGTGTCAGCTGCATTAGTCAATATGTCTTTCGCTCGCAACTGCTTTGCCCCGTCTGTATCCATCTGCCCAGCCTTCCTTATATCCTTTTTCCTTAATGAATACACCGATTGTGTATGCAATTAACACAAATAGAAAACACCATAACGCTAACTCAAGCAAACGCATATCATTCAACATCTGCGCTTACCCCATGTACATCTAAAAAATAGGCAGCAAGAACAGCGCGACTTATTCTGCCGCGTTGTTGGCTCATGCCTAGTTTCTTTTTAGCGAAATCACGTATAAATGAAGCTCGCACAAAGTGCTTGCCATCGGTATACGCACCCGACTTACGATCATACTTAATCGTCATGCCCTAAACCCCTTTCAAATAGGATTTCAAATCCTATTTTGAAGGGTCTATATGCTATTTGTCAAGATACGACACGCCATCATAGTTATCCATATGATCATCAATAGTCCTATGGATTGGGAAAATATCCTCAACCATATCGCTTCCCTTCAACCAAGAAGCTGCCATCTTTTTCTATGGGTATGGCTACAGGCTGCACACGCTTTCGGTCTATGTAAATCAATCCAAAGCCTTGCTGCCAATTCATCGTTCCACGGGTGTAATGCGCCCTTGATATGTCCATTAGATGTCCGACCTCAAAGCCCGTAAGAACGCCCGTTAAAACGCCACCAGAGGCCGTAGAATAGGATGATATGCCCTGCCTATGGGTATGACCACAGACAACGCTTTTACCATGCCTTTTAGCAGCTTCTAAAGCTGTAAGGCCGCCATGTGGCTTAGTGCTTTGCTCATCGCCATGCACCATTACCCATTCATCATGGAACTGATAAGGCTTAGTATGGTAGGTAATTCCTAAGTCATCCAAGTGTAAAAACTTCTCTATGGTCAATTCAGGCAGACCAATAAGGCCAGGCAAGCGCTTGCTTAGTGAGTTGTAAAGCCTTGCTCCGTGATTGCTTCGGCTGAGATGTCGTATTTGAAGCTCGGCGAGAACGCGCACAGTTTCGTCACGATCTCTACCAATGCTTCCTGACCACTCATCCCTACCTGTTGACCAGCGGCTAATTGTTTGGAAGTCGATTTCATCGCCCACACATAGAACGTCATCAGGCTTGTATTTTCTGATGAACTGTGCGACATTCTTAACTGCTTTCTTATCGTGGAAGGGTACTTGCAAATCAGAGATAACTACGATTCGCTTAATCGTCATCCTCATCTTCATCTTCATATGGAGAATGATTAGGATTCTGTATTACCCAATCAGGTAAACGCAGCTGTTCTTCAATGTACCAGCGCGCCCTATCTTCACCATATCCAGCACGGACTAAGGCTTCATAACATTCAACAATAGATGCAGCCCATATATCTATGGGTAGCAAAATGTCAGCCTTTGTTCTACGCGCAGCGGCTTCTTTCCGCTTACGCTTAGCGGCTTGTTCGCTTTTTGATATTTTTCTTGCGCTCATGAGTAAGCAATTCTAAGACCATTGATTCAAGTTTATCTATGCGCGACACGATATTTGATGCCTCAAGTATTGCTGGCACTTCATGTCTAATAATGTATCTAAGTCCACCGACAATAAGAGCGCAGCACGATAGGGTGGCAGCTACAAAGCCTGCCCATTCTGCCGGGCTCAACGCCGACCAAATGCCGTGTCGTTAGGATTTAACCAACGAAGGATTACTGGAAGGCTTGCCGCAAGTGCAGCATTTGCAATGTGTGCTAGATCCCAGCCCACCGCTAGATAGGTTGCTATTCCAGCTGCCAAGAAGCTTCTTGCCCAACTTGCGCTTACTTGCTTTAGTTGTTCCATGTAAGGGCTCTCCTGTTAGTATCGGTATTTCAAACATACTGCCATCTAAATCGCCCTTAGCAGTAAAGCTAATGTGTATATGTGTGTTATGTGGGTTTATCCCGGTGTACTTTCTCCATTTGTAATTGCGTTTGTAGCTTGCAATCTTGCCGTTGAAGATGATATAAGAGATTCTTTTATCAAGTCTGGCAAGTAATCGTAGCTGATCCGCAAAGTCATAGGGCTCCGGTTTATTTATATTGTCAGAAAGCCATTGTATGTTTGAATAATCGTCTCCAGTTAAAACCCATTCAGCATTTGGAGTTAAAACCAGAAGTGCTTTTGACATTTTTTGATTCATTGTTTCCATATTAAGCACCTATTTCCATTGCAATAATTGTTGCTGGAGCACTTCCAATTTCAGTAAATACTGTTGAATTTGCTCCTGTGCGTCTTGCAAATTGTGTTTTGTAGGTAATTGCAGAAGTCGTTGCTGGAGAATCTAATTTAGTCAATGCGTTGTAAGTCGATAGCCTTCCTGTGTTTGAGATGCCTGTAAATGTTCCTACAACTGCATAATCAGCAGCAAGGATGCTCGTTGCATTTCGCAATAATTGCCATTTGGCATTACATTCTTCATTTGCACTATTAACATAGCCAAGAGTCTGGGTAACGATAATTAAAACCTTACTTGTCGCAGAACTTGGCGTAATACTGACCGATAAACCTGTGTCTGCGTATGTTGAACTTGTGGTGCTGCTTTCAACGGCATTAGTTCCTTCAACCACTTGCAACACTTTGCCACCACCAGCAGGCGCAGCGCCCCACTCAGGCGCAGTTGCACCTGAATTTACTTTCAAAACTTGTCCAGCTGTTCCAATGCCTAATCTTGCAACTGTGTCGGCTGCTGTTCCGTAAAGTAAGTCACCAGCAGTAGTAATAAGATCGGTAGAGCTATTAGTAATAATTGGTATCGGGCCAGTACCACTTGCTACTGATATACCTACACCGGCTTGAACTTCAGTTACATCTCCAGCACCGCTAACGCCTACCCATGCTGTTCCATTGTAAACTTCAACTGCATTGGTATCTTGCAGATAACTGACCATTCCTTCAGCCAACACGCCGCTTAATGCAGTAGTGCGAGCAGTAGAGTTGGCAAACACCATAACTGTTTGCTCATTCAAATAGGTATTAACCTGAGCTGCCGTTAACACATCGCCTGTGTTAAAGAGCTTATATCCTGCGCCTGCCATTTGTTCTCCTTAGTAGCTCAGCACGTCTGTGTCTAGTATACCCGATATATCGGAATCTAAGACAAAGCCTGCCAGTAGCGGTTCT